CACCGAAATGCCGGCCACGTCAAACGCGATGCCATCGGCGGCCGAGATCGTCTCGGTATGCCCCGCCTTGACCATAATCACGTCGCCGTTGTTCGGCGTGCACTTGCCCACCGCGTAATCGATGGTGGAGAACGGACGGGTGAACGTGCCCTTGTTGGTGTCCGATCCGGCACCCGAATCCACCCAAAAAACCTTTCCGGAATGCGTATTCAGCACCGGCATGTTCTGAATGGTAACGCCGTTCGGGAAACCGCCGGGATAGTTGGAAAACTTGTTCGCAGTCATAGCAAAAACTCCTATGGACTCGCATGGAGCCCGTTGAGGGAAAACCCATAGTTCGGAAGATGGAAAAGAAGCGGGGAGAGGCCGAAGCCCCTCCCCAACGCTTTAGGCCGGTGCGCTGCCGTAGAGACCGCGCGGGTCGGTCCAGCCGAACACATAACGCTCGTACTTGAACGCCTTTGCATTCTTCGTGTCGAAGTCGTTGTCCTGCTCGAGCGGCAGAATATCGCGGTCCATGTGGACCATTCCGCTCGGGCAGTTGGTGCGGATGAACCAGTTGTTCGCATCGGAGAGGTAATGGTTCATCTTGATGCCTTCCGGGAACATATTCATGGCCCGAATGGCGTTGACCGCGTTGTTTGCCGTGTCGTTCTGCAACACCGATTTGACGATGCGGTGCGCCTCGAACTGCAGGGCCGGCGGCACGATCAAGCACCGTGGCATGAGGCTGATCTTCAAGCCTCGGTCGTTCTTGGCGTTCGCGATCTGAATGCACAGATCCTCGATCGCCGCCTCCGACAAGTCCGCCGCCGGGCTCAGCTCGTTCGACCAGGTGCCCGCCTTGGACGGGTGATCCGTCGCCAGAAGCTCCTTGCCGTCGCCACCGTTGTAGCCCGACGTAAACGCGCGGTTGTAGACGTTCGCGCCGACGTTCTCTTTCGTCTGACGCATCGAGAAAGCCAGGGCAGAACTGCGCTGCTTGCTGACTTCCATATACTTGCCGTCACGCAGCGCCTCGAACGACACGATGTATCCGAGGGCATATGCGACGTGCACGTAACGCTTGGTGAAGCCCTGCGACTCGCTGTCGTAGGACACCGACGCTCCCTCCGCTTTCTGAGGGGCCAAGCCGAAGCCGGTTACAAGGACGTGTTCCTCGTAAGCCTTGTCCGAACCCATCGTCTCGAAGAGGTCCGTATATTCGACTTGGTGTTCGTCGTAGGTCCGGCCGAACCATTTTTGTACGCCCGGCCAGAGGTCTTTCGGGTGTGCGCCCGTGGTAATGACACCACCTGCCATTGTCAGGGTCCTCCGTTAAATGCCGAGCGTGCCTGCGGCATTCGTCGTCATGCCGTGGGCCTCGGTGTGGTTGTTGAGAACGACCAAGACCTTGTTAAAGGTCGAGTTCGGGGTGTTATCGACGCGGTTGACCTGGCGAAGAATTTTCACCTGATAAGATGCGTCCGCGCCCGGCGCTGTGCCGTCGCCGCCGTCGATTTCCGTACCCGAGAGGCCGGTATTGGTGTCGCCCGAATGGGTATCCAGCAAAATGGCGTTCAAGCCAATCTGCGTGGCAGCGATTGCACTCGGACACTGGACCTCGAACATAAGGTCCGGGTCATCGGCAACCCAAACGATAGCCTCGGTCGAGGCCGGACTGTAGACGCGATCCAGGTTGTTGGGATCGGCGCCGAAGCCCACGACAACGCCGGTCTGGCGTTCCGCGTCACTGTTGGAATCGCCCGCGGTCGTGCGGTTGATCTCCGGCAGCGTGCCGATATCGAACGTGCCGAAACCCGGCGCGCTCACTTCGGCGGTGTTTGCCGTGCCCGTAATGACGACGACATCGCCAAGAAATACCGCCGTGGCATAGCCCGCCGGCTTGTAGTAGGGATTCGCCGCTCCGTTGTAGGGAGCCCCGCTGCGATAGGCAACGGGACGCAGCCCGAACGGCGTGTCAGAATTTGCCATTCTGATTCACTCCATGATGAAGGGACGCCCAACAGGACGGCCCGTGTGTTGATGTAAACGGAGCGGGCGGAAGGAACGCTTAGTTCGACGTGTCCATTTCAATCGGGTGCTGGCTCGGGTTGTAGAAACCCGAACGCTCCCGTTCGTCCACTCCGTGGGGTGTGCCGCTCATATCCGCGGCTTCCTGACCGTTGACGGCCGCCATGCGGGCCGCCTCATCCTCGTCGTAATATTCCTGCCTGATTTCCATCAGGTAAGCGATCAGCGGCTTTCCGTCTGGCCTCACGCCAACGCGCCGCGACTGCTTCTTGTCACGGCCCGAGGCGCTCTGGTCCTCGGCGAACTCATAACCCGCCCGCTGTGCTTCCTGCACGCGATCGCCATCGTCATTGACCCATCGCCCCTTGTATCCGGGGCGGATTACCGCGCTCAACTTGGGACGCGGAACGCCCATCGGTACACGCTCGCGGCGTCCCGTTTCCTCACGGGTAGCCTCGCGTGCGGAACGCGGGTCTCCTGACTTCGTTTTGTCGGCCTCTGCCATTCACGCCTCCTGTGCGAAATAGTTCTTAACGTATTCCTCGCGACTCTCGAAAAGGCCCTGCTTTATGAAATCGTCGCAGGCCTTCTTCGCCTCTGCGGGGAGGCTGTTATAGCTCTGCCCCCCGCCGTTGCCGCCCATACGGCTGGACCCGCCACCCGCCACATTCGGCGCCCTGCGGGGTTTTGATGCCCTGGTGTCGTCGAACTTGCGCGCAACGCCCTCGGCAATCTTCTCGTAAAACTCCGCGCCCTTGTATTTGCGGCTCAGAACCGGCGCCAAGGTTTGTTCGGCATACAGTGTCTTTTCCGGGTCTCCGTCCGGCCCATACCAACTGTTTTCCGCGTGCCACGCCTTAAATGCCGGGTCTTCATCCGGGTTGCCGGCGGTGTCGTCCGCCTTCGGCGTCGGCGTCGGCTTTTCTTTATCGAGGCTTTCAAGCTGCTTCTGCGTGTCCCGGAACGTCTCGAGATCGCCCGCAGCGACCGCCTCTTCCTGTTCGGCGAGAATGTCGGCCCGTGCCCGCTCATAAGCGCGCTCCTGGGCCGTCTCTGCCACCCGCGCCATGCGTTCCATCGTCTCGCTCACTTGCGAGAGCTTCTGGTCCTGTCGGCTCAAGGTTTGCTTGAGAATCTCCGGCCCGCGCTTCAAGAACGTCTTGGCGTCGACCCATTGTTCTTCCGGCCCGCGCCATTTGTCCTGCGGCGACCAGCCCATTTCCGCCGCGACCTGTTCGATCTCGGAAAGCTCCGGCTCGGAATCGTCGCCTTCGCCTTCGGCGTCGTTTTCGGGCGGATCCTCCGGCAAGTCTTCGTCGCCGTCGAGGATTTCGTCTAGTTCTTCGTCATCGTTGATGTTCATGCCACATTCCCCAACGCTCCAGGCTTACGCCCTGCCAACGTCGAGGCGCCGGCCGCTTCTTGATAAATGATCGCGGAAATGTCCTTGTCGTTGCACATGCGGTACTCTTCGCCGTCCGCGCCTTTCACGACGATGCCTTGATACTTGGCGTAATAGACCCGGGTGCCCGGCCGCAGCTTGGCGCGTTCCGCCACCGACATGTGCTCAAAGGCGTTGTCGCCGTGCGATATCAGAGTTCCCTTGACCTGCGCCGCCGCTTCCCGGTCCTGACTTTCGTCGGGAATGTGAAGCTCTTTTCCATTGGCGAGCTTGATCGTCCCGCCCACCGAATCCGGCTTGATTAGCACCCGATATTCCACCGGGTCGACACCTGATTTATTCTCCATCGTTGTCCTCTTCCTCGATTGGTAAACCGTAGAATTCCGCGACATCCGGCCACTCCAAGCCGATGATGTCGCCGTAGGCTATCGCTAGTGCCCTGTCTTCTTCCGACACGACATCTCCGCTGGCCCACGCCTCTTTAGCGGCCTCACGCTTGTCCGCTAGAAATCTGAGAAACGGCGCCGTCGTCGGACTGCCCCGCCATGCCTGAAACTCTTCCCTCGTCACGCTTGGCCTCCATCGTCATCTTTTCCTGGTGCTGCAGATCGGATAGCTGCTGCCTGTAGAGCTCTATCTGCGGTCCCGCCTCGGCCGCCTCGGCCTCGGCAAGCGCCTTGATCGCATCGGCTTTCAATTTCCCGATGCGCGCCAGTGCCTCCATCGCGTTGATGTTGATTTCGCTCTCGCGCAACATCAGCTCGCGCTTCTGAATGTCCATCTTGTCCGCTTCCAGCATCGCCATCGGATTCGGCGGCGGCTCCGGCAACAGCACGTCGTCGACATCATCGATCGACGCGGCCTCGAGAAGCCGTTCGCGCAGCTTGAGCGGGTTGAAATACGGGTCGTCCTTGAACTGAAACAGGAACTCGGCCCGGCCCAGCTTCTGCATGTTGGTGACAACCGTCGGGTCGGCCACCGGATAGATGTCGAAGTCGCCCTCGGCGTAGTCGTCCTTGCTGACGGCCTGCTGTTCGTCGAGAACCGTGAAATACTCGTCTTCCTCAACCCATAGCCGGTTAAGGTGGTACATCTTGCTGTATTCGGCGCGCAGCGACCGGAAGACGCGCTTATAGATCGCGCTGAAAACCTGCATACCCTGCTCGATCAGGGCCAGTGTCGTGGTCGGAGAGGCGTTGCGGCCCTGGCCTTCCCCGGTCATCACGTCCGTGACCGCGGCGATGTCCTTGCCTGCGTCGATCAGCAGGCCCAAGAGGGAGAACAAGACCGCGCTCGGCTCGCGCACCGGCAAAGGCACCATGTTCTCGCGCAAGGTAGATCCGCCCGTGTCCGCCGTCTTCCACTCACCCGGTCGGAACCGCAGCGTGCCGCCTCTCAAGCGAGCACCGGCCCCGATGAAACCGCCGCCGACCGTCGCCAAGTGGCCGGCGTCAAGCATCTGATTGATAACCGTGTTGATGGCCTCGTTGATCGGCCGCAGCAGCATTCCGAAGCCAATGTCGTGGAATCCGCCGTTCGGGTTCGGAATCAAACCGTACTTGGTGAAGAACTGGCGGCGCTCGATCCGTGCGACCTGGCCTTGTGCGTTCGGGATAACGTCTTCCGGCTCGAAATTGGCCTCGATCCGCACGCATTTCTGCTGCGCCTTGTGAACAGTGACGATAT